CCCTTCAGCTTGCATAGCTAATTTTTGTTGCTCAAACTGGCCCTTCATTTGAAGTTCCTGAATTTTAGGATCTGGAGGAGGTTGGACCTGTCCAGTCTGCTGTACTTCTTGAGAGAAAAGCTTTTCGTAGTTAGGCTGCTCTTGCGCCTCTAGAACTCTACGAATAACTTCCACTGGGTCTAGAATACCAGTAGGTAAAAGCTCAAGTAAACCTTGGGCTTTCATAAGCTTTTCAGTACCTGTTGGGGTACTTGGATCAGCAGCAGGGCAAACGTCATATGATTCTTTATCAAAATCGTTTGGACCAATCTGATCATCAATAACAGCAGAATACTTATTTGGATCTAAATAGACTCTATTCAGATCATAAATCTTCTTAAATTCACTACGCAGGGAACGGTATACTCGTTTATATACCGCTGTAAATACTTTCATCCCCTGTTCAATTGTAGCCATTGTGGTAGTAGCAGGCGTATTCTGCCCAGGCATCTTACCAACAAAAATTTCTGCAACTGAAGCAAGTTCCTTACCAGAGGTAATTAAAGACCCCATAAGCTGAAACAAGACATTGCTTGGTTCTTTGGCAGGAAGAGGAACAATCTGCTTACGAAGATCGTCAGCAGTGCTATTAACAGGTTTCCACTCACCGGGTTGCCAGCGAGATTCACCCATTTTGAGTTTTAAGCCTTTACCAAGGAAACCACCTTGTAGGTTACTTAATGTGCCAGCATCAATCAACTGATTGATTAGTGTGTTTACTGATTCGTTAAGTGGTCCAAGAAGAAGACCAAAACCAACATCATAAAAACCGCCATCGGGATTAGGGATAAATCCAAATTTCGTGTAATACTGAATCGGCTCAATGCGGGCAAGATCACCATCTTCATTAGTGTAAATCGTGTCTTCGTCGTAACGAGCAACGATTCGTAAAACTTGAGCAGATGTTCTTTCAAACGTAACCACATAGGGTTCAGCATATCCATCATCATCTAAATCAAGATAAGTGTGCTGCTCAATAATTTGATATGGAGTAGCCTCGTCTTGCTGTACAGCTTGTCCTAGTTTTTCTGGGTCAGGGATAGGGTCACCTAGATCAACATCTAGATACGTTTTGCCCATCATTTTTTCTTTTACTAGGCGCTTGGAAAGAGGAATAACTTCAGAGACACGCTCTGCAGATTCCAAAGACTTAGCCCAATAATTGACAACTAGGTTTTCTGGTAAAACTAGCTCTGAAACGTTTTGTTTAATTACAGGATTGTAATACGTCTTCTTGAATACAGTACCAATAATAGGAAGCATCATTAGGAGCTTGTCCATATCCTCTTCCCAGCACTGCATTTCATACAGAACTTGGTAAGACATGAACATGCCAATACGCTTGGCTCGCTCTAACTTCATACCATCACGATCTTTACCTACAACATTGACTTTTACAACATCGCCGTTTGAAGGAATTAGCGAAGGATAAGCTCTAGCGTTAAACTGCATAGCAGCAGTAGACAGAAGAGGATATTTAACGTTAGCTGCCTTAGGCCAAGGCCAGCTTTTTTCTTCTCTTACCTGCAAAGCTAGCTTGGTCCATTCTTTTAAATTATTTTCCCATTCTTTGCGAGTAGTAAGATCGTATTCAAATCCTTTAGCGCACTCAGAACCAATGTCTTTTAGCTTTTCTTCATCTAAGGTATCAGCAATATTCTTTGCTTCTACCATTGCACGAAGACTAGTACCCGCAGACTGTGGATCTTCCTGCATCCCCAATGTTTCGTTCATATTCATCGGCATAAGCCTCGTCCTCTTCCTCTTGTTTAGTGGGAGCTTCAATCATTGTATCTAGTAACATACCCAAATAGGCAAAAGAATCTACTTGGTCATCGTGTTTAGACCGTGGAAACGTACAAAGTTCGTCTTCAAAGTCCTGATACCAGTCACCAGCTTTATTAAATTTGACTCCAAGAGCACGAACTCGTGCCTGAATTGACCTAGCTCTAGCAATTTTGTCTTTACCACCGTGTTTTAGTTTGACTAAATTAGGAAAAATCCCGGTTTTAACCATCTCTTCACGTAAGAAAGGACCGATTGCCTTAGAAACCTGCATTTCTTCGATACCAAACGCTTCAGGTTTGTATAAATTCTCTAATGTTAGGATCATATCCACAATTTCTCTACCATCTAAGCGGTCACGAATGACTTCTTTGATATGTAGCATGCGGTTTTCATCCATTCCACCAACAACAAACACTGTGTAATCAGCATGTTCAGCTTCAGAAATAGCTAAGTCGGCTGTAATGTAATAGTTTAATTTCTTTTTCTTGTCTTCTTCAGTCATGTGAACAAAATCACGACGCTTGAAAAAGGCAACTGACTCATCAATTGGAATATTAAGGTACTCCATTGAGTAAACATCAGGAATACCTTGTTCAAAATACTCTTGGCGTTTATCAAGAAAGTAATCCTTGTCATATCTTTGAGGCCAAAGAATGTCAGAAAAGTCATCAGTATGGGCTCTGTATTTAACAGAGATCCAACTTCCACGTTTTGTAGTATATGTTTTTAGTGGGGTAACTACTGTGCCCTTTTGATGTGGTTTAGGCATGATAGATTCTAACATGCTGTCGCTATGTAGAATTGTACCTACATATCTGATAACACCATTGACAGATTTACAAGGCAGTAACGCACCGTAGAACCAACGCCTAAACTTTTCACGGCGTTCCTTGTTCATAACGATTTCATCGTTTTCAAGGTCGTCGCAAACAATAAGATCAGGTCGCTTGTTATTCCACTTTAAACCACGAAGTTTTTGCTCTGCACCTTTAGCTTGAATACGAAACATGTGACCATCTTCACATGAAACAATAATATCATCTTCAGTATCTTTAACAAACTCTTTAACTTTAAATAGGCTACGTACCTGATCGTTTTCAGCAAGGGTTTGTTTGATGTCGTTAAGGAACTGAGAAGCTTGAGATACCGTGTCTGAAACAATCAGCACATAACTACGTTCACGAAAAAGCACCGCAGCCAATGTATATGAATACGTGAGTGCAGTGCTTTTAGCATGGTTACGGGGAGCAGAGATTGCTACCTGCGGATGTTTTTGACAAAATAAAGTCCACCACTCGTAGTGACATTCTGGAGAATCAGACGCAGCATCAAAGTTCTTTTGCAGCATAGACTGCGAAAAGCCTAAGATAACGTCTGGAGTTAAAATCATTTCGCTGCTACACCTTGAATCTTTTCAACAGTACGTAGACCACCTAGACCTAGCATGCCCATAAGAATCGGCATCATTTCCATTAAGTCAGCAGGATGTAAATCTACAGCGTAGCCTAGAGCTTTGGCAAAAAATACTGCAACTGGTAACCCAATCCAATTCCAAGCGCAAGCTGAACCGCAAACCCAGCCAATAAATGGACGCCAACCAGAAACAAACACACTGGGGTTTTTAGCCTCTTCTTTGTTTGTGTCTAGCTGCCCTTGAATGATCATGACAGCAGCAGCCATTTGCTGCTTTTCTTGTTCAGTCTTGTTTGGAAAGAATCGATCAATTAGACCGGAAGCTAGCTCGGCTACTGTGCCAAGACCTGTTACATCAATCCCCATATTGCCACTCTCCTGTGAGCATTTGCTTGGCTAGTCTTGCAGCACGTTTAGGTGTTTGCTTTGCCCACAAGCTTTGTAGCATTGCGGTAGCAGCTTCTACATACCTACCTGTACGAATTAGTTCAAGCGTATTCTTAAATTTTAAAAGGCCAGAAACACCTAGCTGAAAACTCATGTTAAGTAGTACACCTTGACGAGCTTCATCAAGATCGTTAAGCCAAGGAATAGACTTACTGAGAGTTTCTAAACGATCATTAAGATCGTTGTTAAACAGATACTGGATTTCGTCTGGCCGTAAACCACAACCAGGAACCTTAGGATCTACTAAGCGACCAATGCCAATGGTAAGTAAACCTAATGAGTCTTTGTATGCTGTGGATACAACACCTTCATCACTTGTCAGTTGTCTGGCTAAATTCTGCTTCAGCACCAGGATACCCCACATGAATTTCAGTTAGGTCAAAAGGATTTACCCAGTTACTAGAGAACCAACGTGCCAACTTCATACGCCAACCGTCACCATTAGCTAGACGCTTTAAGCGAGTGGTAACAGTCTTTTCTTGTGGTAGATCCATAAAGAAAAGCGTAGCAAGCGTTACGTTAAATAGGAAATCAGCAGCAAGGAAACTATAAACAACTGGGTAGCAAAGAACTTTGGTAAGAGGTTTAGTAATGCGACCCTTACGGTAAGCATTGACAACGTTGATAGCAGCTAGATAGAAAACCCAGAAAGCATAAGTAATACCGGCAATGTAAAGTAGATTCATTTACGTTCCTTCTTGCTCGTCTGTGATTTCATTGATCCGTTCGAGTTCCGCGAAAAGCTCCTGTTCGTCGCTGCGCTCACCACTCTCAAATTGCTCTTCGCTGTCGTCCCACCCTTCGAAAGAGGGGTCTTGTGATCCACGTCCTTCCCATCCCCCTTGTGAACTTTCCCAGCTTTCTCCATCGTAGCTCTCGCTTGATTGCGTTCCGCTCGATCCTTCACCCGATTCGGTTTCTGAGTATGCTCCCACTGAAGCTCCCTCTTGTAATCGCGTTTTCCGTTCTTCTGGAATGGCATGTGGGATAACCTCTACTGTTCTTTTTGTGTTAAACTTTGCAAATTCTTGTGCAAGCATTGCTAGTTGATCTTTTACAGAATCCTGCCTAGCAGCCTGTTGTGTTTCAATTTCAAGCTTTGATAATGAAACCTGTCGTTGCATTAAATCGTTAGCAGCTCCACGAGCTTCCTTCAGGGACACAGGCTTACGACTGACTTCTCCAGTTTTTTGATTGTAAACAAAGTCTCCATTTTCCAAACGATCGTCGATAACTGACAATGCTTTGTCTACAATTTTATTTAATTTATTTTCAACCTTAAATTTACGAGCAGCATGGATTTCATTAACCATATCCTGCCACCAAGGTTGTCCTTTCCACTTGAGGCAAAGATCGTAGCCGACGCCACAAATGGTGGCTGCTTGTCTGAGATTACCGAGAGCCATCCAGGTTGAGATAACCTCGATCCGTTTTTCAACGGAATACTTGTAACCCGGTTTATGCATCTGGGTGGTAGCTCTCTTCATCGAGAGAGCAGTGTTCGTTAGGTCGTAGCGTTCTTTTGCCATAGGCTCCTCTAAAAGCTCATTCTTCGCTTAAGCAGACATATTTATAGTCTTCCATATTATTATACCACAATTTAATAAAAAAGTCAATACCCTATTAAAGTGGGAGCGATCCATAGGAGAGCGAGCAGACATCTAAGTCATACCCCTCAAATGAGGGGTTGACAAATTTTACAAACTGAGTATAATAAATACAATTATATATATATTTATTATTATTATATTATTTATATATTTATTGTATTTATATTTCTTTCTTTCTTTATGTTACTTTCTTTCTTTCTTTAAAGTAGGATACATAAGATCGATAATGGGAGCGATCAGCGACCTAAGTTATGTATCATTTATACCACATACCCCCTGTTTTCAAAAATATATGCTATCGTTACAAAGTGAGTTACCCAAAAAAATAAATACACAAGTTTTCCCCCCACCCCCTATTGACAAAATAAATTAACCTGATCTAGCGTGTTTTTAAAGGGTGTTCAATCCACATCTGTCCGTTCAGTACAACCCCCCATTGCATGAGTATGGAATTCATTTTCGTTTTGTACACTTTGTCATTTCTAAATCCCCCCTCCAGATGGCCTGTCGGCCACGTATAAACATGTAACAACAGACCGCTTTAAACGGCCTAGGATCGATTTTCAGTGTCTACCCTTACCTACCCCCTAGCCACTCGATTTAAATGCAGCCAGGGCCCGATTTTAAGAAATACCCTACCCCCTACGGTTACTTATCCACAGGGTTATGCACAGGTTGTTAGAACACTTATCCACAGAGTTATCCACAATCCAGGTTAACCTTATTTGCTTTGTGGTCTTTTTTCGTGTATGTAACGCGTGTGCGTTCTGGATGAATGTCGCGCAGCGCGCAGACAACATGAACCGAACCTGAATGTCCCCTAGTTGCAATGTGGTTATTCTGCTGCTACATTTGAGTCCTGCTCTTTAACAACTCGCTAATTCCTAGTCCGGCGATTCTCGCGGGATTGGCAGGGGGATCGTGCGCCGCTTGGCTAGCCCATCCGCAACCCCGACCGAACCAACAGATACCCAAAACCCCTACGGTTGACTCGGGAATTAGCTTGTTGTAAGATGCGATCCAAGGTTAGAAATAACCGAGGATTGACAAGCGCCGGGGTGAGGTTGACTAGCAACCGGGGCGCGATACAAATTCCGATGTTTGCTATGGTCAACATGCACGGGAGTTTTCGTGTAGGTTGTGGGGCTTTTGTCCGTCAATGTCGGGATGACATAGGCGGAGCCATGTGACACACAATCTGCTACGGGAAGGGACAACATAACCGGCCTTAATTGGTTCCCTCGCATTAGCTGTATCGGCGTCGCCAGGTAGCAGCATTCATTCACTTTATGTGAGTTAGCTTTCCAGTCGGGATGACACCTAAGCTAGCCCCTTTTCTTAATGGCCTGAATTGTTCGGACCATTAAACCGAAGGGAAATATTATGTACGTTATCGTCAACATGGAAACCCGCAACATTCTGACCTATCGTCAGGGTGATATGCGTGTCTATGGCAACGAAAGCGCGGCGCGCGATCAAGCCGAATATGCGCAGACGTTCAAGAATCATCCGCACCAAGTGTTGCACGTTAGCAACCATGTGCTGGACTCTCTCGGACGGGAAGAAGTTCCTTGGACTGTCCG